AAATGTTTATTGTCGGCTCTGCTGGAGTAGATGTTAACGAATATACGTTATCAACAGGTTTCGATGTATCAACAGCTACTTTTGTTGATTCGTTTAGTGTATCGGCACAAGAAACAGAGCCAAGAGGCATAGCTTTTAATACTAACGGTACGAAGATGTTTATTGTCGGCGATACTGGCGATGATGTTAATGAATACACATTAAGCACAGGCTTTGATGTGTCCACAGCAAGTTTCACACGATTGTTTTCTGTATCGGCGCAGGAGAGTAATCCAGAAGCAATAGCGTTCAGCACTGATGGGACTAAAATGTTTATTGTTGGCCGTAGTGGAGACGATGTAAACGAGTACTCAACAGGTTCAGCATTCATCACATCAGGCTACCAACCAGTACACACTAAAGCCTCTATAGACACCACCTACTGGATCGACATCAACGACATGACTGCTAACGAGTCTGCTGGTAGCGGCAAAGTCCTATACGCCCTATCAAACGACAACCGCATCAGTTACACAGTTGTAAGTGAGACGCTGGGTGCTAGAGACATTGTCAGGAATAACGCAGGCACATGGCAGTACAACTCGAACGGCACATACGCTTCAGAGACCTGGACTAACGCCACAACGAATGCTGAGTTACCGGCATTGGCTCAGGCTATGGAGGGAGCTAGTAGTCTTGTGGGTACGTTTGATGTTTCTACGGCAAGTTTTACGCAGGCTTTTTCAGTATCGGCACAAGATACTACACCAAAAGGCATAGCCTTTAACTCTACTGGCACGAAGATGTTTATTGTTGGCAATGATGGAGATGACGTTAATGAGTACAGCCTTTCTACTGGGTTTGATGTATCAACAGCAAGTTATGTCCGAGTGTTTTCTGTATCGGCTCAAACAACTTCCCCTGGCGGTTTAACATTTAATCCTGCTGGAACAAAAATGTTTGTTGTTGATAGTGTAGCTAGTGCGATTCTTGAATACACATTGTCAACTGGGTTTAATGTTTCAACAGCAAGTTATATTCAGTCTCTTGATGTAACAGCTCAGGAAACAGACGCAAGAGGTGTGGCTTTTAACACCACCGGCACTAAGATGTTTGTTGTTGGCGTTTCTGGCGATGACGTTAACGAGTATACGTTATCGACTGCATTTAACATTTCTACTGCCTCATTTGTAGACAGCTTCAGTGTTGCATCCCAAGAAAACAGTCCGCAAGGAATTGCTTTTAACACTGATGGAACAAAGATGTTTATTCTTGGAACCACAGGCGATGACGTTAACGAGTATGCGTTATCTACTGGCTTTGATGTATCAACGGCAAGCTTTACTCAGTTGTTTTCTGTCGCTTCAGAAGATACATCGCCGCAGCATCTAGCCTTCAGCCCTGATGGAACTAAAATGTTTATTACTGGGCAAATTGGCTTTGATGTTAACCAATATTCACTTGGCTCAACATCGTACCCAAACCAGATGAACAAGACTCAACTAGACGCTGTCACTGACCCAAATCAAATAACACTGGGTAACGACTTTGACCTAGCCATCATCTTTAATTTGACCAGCGGAACAACAGTGCCGTCATCCAACGGTGTATCAATTAACTACGATGCTAACGTCTTAAACGAGGGAGCTATCTTAGGCACTGACTACGACTTTGACGCTCCAGCAGGTGATAAGGCAAGGATTACAGCATTGATCGCAGGTAACTATAAAGTGAGGGTGGTGTAATGAAACATAGCCAAGTCGAGTTAGAGAGCATTGTGCAGTCAGCCAATGCTCGCAAGAGGCGCAACAAGCTACTGTCAGCATCAGACTGGACACAGGTAGCTGATGCTCCTGTAGACAAAGCAGCCTGGGCTACCTACCGCCAAGCATTAAGAGACATCAGCGCACAGGAAGGCTTCCCAGCAACTGTAGAGTGGCCTACGCAGCCAGTGTGAGGTAGATCATGCCCGAATCTAGCCTGATTGATATGTTAATTGCCGGAGCCGGTGCTGTAGTAGCCTGGTTCGTCAAATCTACCCGTGAAGATAACAAGGAACAGGATCGCAAGATCGAAACCTTGCAGCGTGAACAGGCTGCTCTGTTAAGCCGTGAGGAGTTCCGACAAGACATGCAAGGCTTCCGGCAAGAGATGAATCAGAACTTTGACAAAGTTTTCAGCAAGCTGGACAAGAAGGCAGATAAGTAATGCTCGACCCAGTTTCCGCGTTAGCCATAGCTACATCCGCTTACAAAGTCATCAAGCGTGGCATTGAAATGGGTCGTGAGTTGGAGGACATGGGCGGCCAATTGGGAACCTGGTTCGGAGCCGTCAGTGACGTAAAATCCGCTGAAGAGGAAGCTAAAGACCCACCACTGTTTAAAAAGCTTTTAAGTAAAAACTCAGTCGAGCAAGAGGCTATGCAAGCACTCCTAGCTCGTAAAAAGATTGAGCAGCAAGAACGTGAACTGCGTGAGCTTATTGTGTACAGGTGGGGAACTGACGCTTACGTTGATATGCTTAGAGATCGGGCAAGAATTAAAGACACTCGCGCTAAAGCTATCCAAAATCAACGGCGCAAGATGCGTAAGTTTATTGCAAACACTCTGACCATTGTTGTGATACTCGGTTTAGTGGGTGCATTGTTGGCATTAATAATCGGGATTTTAACGAATCTGGGGTAACAGTTATGTTGAGTTTAGTATCAAGTTTGTTGGGATTTGCATCTGCGGGACTACCAAAAGCTCTGGATTTTTTCCAAAATAAGAGCGACCAGAAGCACGAATTAGCCCTCATGGCGATGCAACGTGAGCGCGAACTGGCACTTGCTAAGGAGGGCTTTGTTGCCCAAGCTCGCGTAGAAGAGATCAAAAGTGACCAGATCGCTATGCAGACACAGACCCAAGAAAGGCTTGGGATGTACAAGCACGATATGAAAATTGGGGAAGGCGGGTCAACCTGGGTGATCAACCTCAGGGCTAGCGTCCGACCAGTTGTGACCTATATCTTCGTAGCTTTGCTGGTGGTCGTTGACATAGCAGGCATCTGGTACGCTTACTCAACAGGCATCGCGTTTGCGGAAGCGATGGAGATTGTGTTCAGTGACGATGAGATGGCCATGCTTGCGGCAATATTGAGCTTCTGGTTCGGCAGTCAAGCTTGGAATAAGCGTCAAGCATGACAATATCAGAAGTAGGCATCCAGTTAATTAAGAGCTTTGAGGGTTGCCACAACAGCCCTTATCGCTGCCCTGCTGGGCTTTGGACAATAGGGTATGGGCATGTATTGTATCCAGACCAAGCGAGGCTCAAAACGCCTGAGAGAGCCTCCTATTCACTTAAGCCAGAACATGATCGGGTGTGGGATGCTATCGAAATTGATTCGCTTCTTAAAAAAGATTTATTACGGTTTACGAATGGCGTATTACGATACTGTCCTGCTGCTGCTGATAATCAGTGCCACCTGGATTCACTTACAAGCCTGGCTTTCAATATTGGTTTAGGCAACTTGCAGGCTTCCACCCTAATAATGAAGTACAAACGAGCCGAGTACGCTGCTGCGGCAGATGAGTTCCTCAAGTGGCGCAAAGCAAACGGCGTGGTACTGCGAGGACTAGAGCGGCGCAGAGAAGCAGAGAGAGCCTTATTCCTCTCCGGCGGCTAGTCTGTCCAGTATCTGCTGAACTTCTTGCTGGGCTTTATCGTGACGCTCCTGCAACGATAGCTGTAAGTCGCTACATAGTGCCATGATTGATCCAGAATCGTGTGGAGCGCAGCACAGGACTGCTCCAGATGGGTAGGTTACGAACTTCATCGCGGCCTCGGACGCTTCTTGTGAAAAGCAATATTGTCATCATTGTAAAAACCGGCAGGCCAGTGATTTGTCCCATCTACTGCAACCGACTCACCAGGCTTACGCACATCAATCTTATTGCCTGCTGATAGATACATCTTAATGTCTAACTCAAGCCGTTCCTTAACATCCTTTTCCACCTTCTGATATTTCATCACGTTTCATTTGCTCCAGTATCTCGATCAGTTGTGCTTGGTCAGGCTTTGGGCAATCACCTTCTGGCATTACTATATAACCTTTTCTGATTTGCCGGTGATTGATTGGGCAATAGCCTCGCGCATTATTGTTCTCCAAGCGGTACGCTGGGCAGTCGAAACAGGTTTTCATTTTCGATCAACCTCCGCTTTAAGATTGTTATTTCCGTTCGCGTCTGATCTTTGTAAGTGACACGTTGCTGATCTTGTTTCTGTTCAATAGCGTACAGTAAAAACTCTGAGTCTAGTATCATCCCATCCGCACTCCCATCACAATCACAACAACAGCCAGCACAATGATCGTACCGCAGATGATAATAGACTCCCGCAGCATTTTCTTAGCCTCTGCTTGGTGCTTCTCTTTCACCCTGGTCACTGTGTCTTTCATCGTGCTACCTCGCGGGGTTTGCCTGCTCCGCATTCGTGCTTTTGATACTCAGTGTAGTCATCACCAACTCGATACGCTCCATCAGCTTTGCGCTGAGTAGCGTCAATGTCGATGAGCCTCTGGATGTCATCACCGCGCTGGTAACGCACACCGGCAGAGCCTACGAGGTAGCCTGATAACAAGCCAATAATTAAGACTGTTAAGTGTGTCATTTGTTATTCTCCTGATCACGACTCCACACAACACCTTCATCTTCATCAATAACTGTGCCGCCGAGAAACGCAGCTTTGAGCATAGCGTCATTTAGATCACGACAGAGGCCGGTGTGCATAGTTTCGCCTGTGGCTTTGTCAGTGTATCGGACGCGGTGGTGGTATTGATTGCTCATCGAAAATCCTCCATCTCATAATTATGTTGCATTGTGCCTTCAGCCAGCTCGTAAAGCCGAGCCTCAACTCTTGGCGGCAGATAATCACGCTTGCCGTTAATATACTCGCCGGACAGTGCCAGCCAAGAATCGCCGTCATCGTCAGTTACAAGATCAAAGTGGGCTTTAAACTCAATGCCCAACTTGGTAAAAGTTTCAGTTGCTGCTGGGTCGCGTCTCATTTTTATAACTCCTAGTGTGTGTCATTTGATTGTGCTTTATTTTAAGCACTTCTGCAATGCTTTTAGGCAATCAATTTGCCTTTTAATTGCAGCTTTAACTTCCGATGCGGTTTTGTTGCTAACTAGCCTTTCGCCTGACCTCATAGCAACGACCATCCTTTCTGACAGCCCGATCTCAGCAGCCATCCGCGCATTGTCGTAGCCAAGCGCAGCCTGAACCTTCACAAACGTATGCGAGTCCATTAGCTGCCATCCTTAACGAACTGTCCGTTGACCATTCGCCCAGTGCGCTTGCTAATCACGTTGTAGGCTCCTTCAATGCAATCTGACATGCGTAGACCTTGCATCTCAGCCTGGATAACAAGCGTCACATAGATGTCGCCAATGGCATCAGCAATCTCTGCCAGGTTGCGATCAGCCAGTGCGTGGGTAAGCTCTTCCACTTCCTCCAGCGTCTTCATGTGCTGGCCTGCTTCAGTGCCTCGGCCTTTTGCGCCCAAGATGCCTTTATCGTGCGCCCAGTCCAGTATTTCTTCTTCCAAATATGCACTCATAACTTATCCTCAGAACGGAATATCCTGGTCATCAAATGGGTCAGGCATTGTTTGTGGTGCAGACTGGCGACCGTGATTGCTGTGCATTGCAGCTTGTTTAACCTCTTGCGGAACCTCACGCTTGCTGACAGAAAAAGACAGCAGAGGCGATTTTGGGTTTGCATCTGCTTTACGTTTCCAGGCCGACACATTGTAGAGAACGCCATCAATGTTCAGATCACCTTTAAAGTCAGGATGCTTTTCGGTTTGCTTTTTTTCGTTCTTCCAGATTGCACCGCGATTTGTATTGTCGTAATTGTTCATTTTAATCTCCTAGTTTGTTTGTATTTTGCTGACGATTTCTTTATATGTTGTAAAATTTTCTTGCATAGTTTCATTGTCTCCTTCGCGGTATTCGTTTTTAGCAATCCTGTAACCAATAAAGGCCATGCTATAAAGAACATCTTTTAAACGCTTACGGTCATCAGGTGAAAGCGCAGGTAAAACCTGCTCACGCCAAACTTTTTTAAAATCATCATCATTCATATCAATCTCCGGTATTCAACGGTTGGTAAAATTGGTTTCTTCTGTCTTTTGGGTTCTTGGTCTGACTTCCAAAAACTGTAGAAGTCGGACAATAGCGCAAGGCACTCATCCCAGTATTGGTCATCAAACGGCACTTCCCATACTTCAAAGCCTTCTGGTGTCCAGCAAATAAAGTGAGCCAGCTTGCGACCAGTGATAAACATCTGGCCTTGAACTTGCGGCATGTAGTTATCCGGCACTCTGCCATAAAGATTCATTGATGCTGGGCATTTGGCCTCGACAACGATGTCACTACCGACATAACCGTCAGGAGTGCATCCTAGCCAGTCATGGGTAGGACTTATAACAAAACCCTGCTTACCACCAGCACTTTGCACGATGTCGCCTGTAGCGACCTCATAGGCCGTTATAGCGTGATGCTCGTTATCACTTCCCCACTGAGTAGCGTCATTGCCAGCAAAGCGTTCCTCACGGCCTGTAAGCTGCCTCCAGAGCTTTTGTCTGGAGTCGTAGCCAACACCTATGGCTGAAGCAAAAACGCTTGCTGTCAGCCTTCCTTCACGATCAGGCGAAAGGCTCATGCGAGCCTCTCTTTGACTTCTGCCAGCACATCACCGTGGGCTTCACGCTGGTCAGGTGTCATTGCCTTCCAAGCGGCTCTCAACTCATCAATGTTGGTGCAGGCATGTAGCATCTGGCTCAAGATTGGATCAGGTTTGCGGTCAGGCTTGTGAGATTGCGGAACATCTTCACCAGCGTAGATATAATGTGCGAGGCCAAACAATGCCAAGCACTTAACCAGGCAACGCATCATTGCCGTATTAACGGCAAAACTGTCGGGGTTGCTGATGGCTTTGTTCTTGTAGTCCATAACTGGCAACCACATCTTGCGGCTGCACTCTTGAATGCTGACAGTGCAGAACACCATCATCGTGCCGTCAGCCATAACCTTTGGCTCGTCAAACTCAAACGTGGCTTCTGGGTAATGCTCCATCAGAGTTGACCATGCCCAAGCCCAGCTTAGGTAAGTCAAGTTGTTCTTTTTTTCTACATGCTGGCTGCAATCAATAGCAGACAAGGTTTGCCAGATTTCTTTGTGTATCATTGTTATATCCTCTTTTTGGTTTGTGTGTTCGCACATTTAAGCACTTATTGTGCCTTATGTAAAGCACAAATGAGGTTTACTTTGATAAAATAGTGTGCTTTGATTAGCGAACAATTAACAAGATCGAGGATATAAAGTGAGAGAGCGAGGCTACAACTTAGACTGGACAGCCAGTTTGGAACCAGAGGACACCAAGGCGCAAGACCCGTGGCTTAGTTTAAACACGATGCAGCCAGACAAGTACAGGCCGACTGGTCGCCTGGCAGCTTATAAGGGTACTCGGTACGACATCTACACTGTCTACCTACCGCGCCGTGGCGTTGATCTGGCTACACCAGTCAGAGCTTATGCCAGCGGTCATTTTAAGATGATGGAATGCAATGGCAGGCTTTACCTGACCCAGTTTGACGGCAGAGTGTTTGAGAGACCAAAACAAAGTTGCAGAGGGTAGGATAATGAGCGATAATTACGACATGAACACAAAGAAGATATCAGTGACAATACCTGCAAATTTGATTGAACAGATCAAGCTGCTGGCTGAGAGCGAAAAGCGCAGCTTTTCAAACATGCTGAGTTGTCTTGCAGAGGAAGCGTTAAAAAACAAAGCCGCATGACCTTCTGACGGGACTCATACGGCTTCAACACACATTACAGGTTGGAATTATACCATGCCTAGAATTAGAACTGTAAAGCCGGAATTTTGGCTTAATGAAGAGCTTGCAGAATTACCTCCAGAGACAAGGCTTTTAGCCATCGGCTTGTTAAACCAGTCCGATGATCAAGGCTACTTCAAAGCCAGCCCTGCAATATTAAAAGGCGCTGTTTTCCCATTCAATGAAACCTCAGTGAGCATTCATACAATGCTCATGCAGCTATCACAAATTAAGTACATTTCTCTGCACACGGGCTTAGATGGCAAAAGTTATGGCTATGTCATTAACTTTTTAAAGCATCAAGTAATCAACAGGCCAACTAAAAGCAAAATCAAGGACTTAGTTGATATCACTGAAAACTCAGTGAGTATTCATACACAATTCACGGATGACTCACTACAGGAAAGGAAAGGAAAGGAACAGGGAAAGGAACAGGGAAGGGGAAAGGAAAACAACAGTCGCTCGCAGTCGCTCGCTTGTTTTGAAATTTTGTGGAACTCTTTTGATCCTTCTTATGGAGAAAAGGGCAGTAAGAAAAATGCACTCGCACAGTTCAACAGGATTAATCCTGATCAACAGTTATTTAATTTAATACTCGCATCCGCTGAAAGACAGTTATCAGTAAAGCGTATGCAGGACGCAAACGGATCATTCTTTGCGCCTTTTCAACACGTAGAACGATGGCTTAAAAACAGGAGATGGGAAGATGAAATCAGCAGCAGAATTGTTAAACAACGTGACACCAGAGATAAAGCAGCAATCGCAGCAGACCAAGCATTCGGATCAGACTTTGACGACTCAGTTTTTGAAGGCAGCTTTACAGGAGCTTTCGAGGATGGGATTGTTGAACAACCCGACACCAGAGGTTTACCAAACATGGGCGCGAGGCTTGTCAGACCTGAGTGATCGGCAAATTAAGGTTGGATTATCTAAGGCTTTAAGCCATACAGGTTATTTTACTCTGCCGATATTCCGTGAGCTTTGCAAACCGAAGCCTGAAGATTTTGGTTTGCCAGAAGTCAAGAAAGCATACATTGAGGCTTGCATGGCTCCCAGTCCCAAAGCCAAGCACAAGTGGTCACATCCTGCTGTCTACCATGCTGGCAAGGCTACTGGGTGGTTTGAGCTGGCGACATTTGCTGAAGATCAAATTTATTCTCGCTTCAAAACCTTTTACGCTGGTTACTGTGATCGAGTAATGCAAGGCGAAAAGCTGGACGCACCAATGATGGAAGCACTGCCTGA